CAATTACATCTCCACTCAAACTTGCTAGTCTGCCATTTAAATATGCTCCAAAACTTTCTACTATAGGAGGATTGGGAGGAGCTGCAGCTTTAGGGGCAACTAGAGATTGGAGTGATTGGGAAACTCCACCAACTAGGGAAGATTCAATGTCTAATATTTTAAGAGGTATTGAATATGGTGACATAGAAAGATTTTTACAAACAAAACAATTATTTGGCGAAGATAAATATGAAGATTTTCAAATAGAAGATTTACTTAATTATTATGGAAAAGTTTCGCAAAAGAAAAAACATGGAGGAAAGGTGAGGAATTATCAAGAAGGAGGATTTGTCATGCCATGGGATTTAGATATGAATCCTGATATTGGCATGAATTATGATTGGGGAATGAATACTCCAGGATATGGAGGTGGTATGGAGACTCAGCCAGGTGGATATGGTGATTATCCTGGGAGTTCACCATCATATACTCATCCTCAAATTGGTAGAAAACCTACTGATGTAAGTTTTGCAAATCAAGGCCCTGGAACGTGGGACTATAATGGTGACGGTATAATAGATAATCTTGATTTATATGAAGCTAATCAACAAGGAGTTGACCCAAGTATTATAGAAAATATGATGGGCTATATAATAGGTGGAGCAACAGGAGGTCAATTACCACCCCCTCAAGCTGGTATTGGTAGTGGAAATTTAACAGGGTATAATCCTGGTAGACCACCTGCTGGAGTTGGAAGCGTTGCTGCGTCAGGAACAGGACTTGAGACTCAGCCAGGTGGATATGGTGACTTTCCAGTAGGTCAAGAATATTTAAGTCCTCCAGGGGGAAGAAAACCTGTTGGAATGAGTTTTGCAAACCAAGGTCCTGGAACATGGGATTACAATGGAGATGGTATAATAGATACTCTCGATTGGACATTAGCTCAAGGCCAAGGAGTTGGTCAAGATATTTTAACAAATATGATGAATTATATTACTGGCGGACAAGGAGCTGGTCCTGGTTGGACAGGTCAGGTTCCTGGTTTATCAGCCCCTATTTCTCAGGGAGTTGGTGGTCAGGGGTTATATCCAAATCCTCCAAGTACTCCAGTTGATTATACTATGGGCGAAGGCCCAACTGGGCAAACACAAGTTGACCCTTATGGACCAGGCGGTGGTGGCGTTGTTCCTCCAGGCGGAGGAATGGAAACACAACCTGGGGGTTTTTATACACCTGGACAAGGGGGCTCTAATTTTTTACAACCTCCTTCACCAACACCAGTTCAAGGAATTAAAAGTTTAAAACCAGGCGGAGGTATGGGCGGACCTGGATGGTGGCCAGACCCACCAATGCCTGCACCAGGTACAGGTGAAACACAACCTGGTGGATTTTACGACCCTAATGCTGGTGGCGATTTTCCTGTAACTGACCCTGTATATACTCCTCCAAATAGAGATGATTTAAGCACTCAAGCTATTGGAATGGCTGAAGGTGGATATGTTCCAATGAGTGGATTATTAGAAATAGGAAGTTATTCTCCAGAAAATTCTTTGCAAAGTGAAATTGTTCATATAGATAATGAATCATTGGAAGAAGCCCTTCCTGATGATATATTAGCAATGTTAATGACTTTATTAATGTCAGGACGACTAGGATAATTTGGCTAATTTAAATTTAAATGGAAATGTATCGAAGAACGAAGAAGTTCTTCAAATGGCTTATAAGGATTTGATAGCTTTTGGAAAGTTATTTTCTCCACAAGATTATTTGGCATCTCAAAGTCCTGATTTTCATTATGATGTTGGGAAATTACTTATTAGTAAGGATGTTCAACAATTGGCACTTGTATTGCCTCGTGACCACGCAAAGTCAACCTTAGCAGCAACTGCTGTACTTCATAGGTTTTTATTTGCGAATAAAGAAAGCCCAGAATTTATCGCTTGGGTTGGCGAGGCACAAGACCAAGCTACAGATAACTTGAATTGGATTGCAAATCATATATATGAAAATCCTGCAATACATTATTATTTTGGAGATTTGCAGGGCGACAAATGGACTAAGACAGAAATAATATTAAGTAACAGTTGTCGTTTAATAGCAAAAGGAACTTCTCAAAGATTACGTGGTAAAAAGCAATTGTCTACTCGTTATACTGGTATAATACTTGATGACTTTGAATCAGAGTTAAATACAAAGACTCCTGAAGCTAGAAGACAAATTAAAGAATGGGTTACTGCGGCAGTTTATCCAGCGATTGATTTTGATAAAAATGGTTTCTTATGGTGTAATGGAACAGTTGTTCATTATGATAGTTTTTTAAATGGATTGCTTAAATCTCATGATGAAGCTTTAAAAAGTGGTGAGGAGCATAGTTGGGAAGTATTTACTAAGAAAGCTATTGAAGATGGAAAACCTATATGGCCTTCAAGATGGCCTCTTAAAAAATTAGAAGAACGTAAGCAGTTTTATATTGATTCAGGAACACCATCAAAGTTTTACCAGGAGTATATGAATCAGGCTAAGTCTCCTGAAGACCAGATATTTCATGAAGATGATATTAATGATGCAATGTATAAGGGGAGTATAAAATTCGATGAAGAAGCAGAGTCTTGGTACCTTAAGCTCGATGATGGCAGAAAAGAGTATGTTAATATTTATATGGGTGTTGACCCTGCCTCAACTCTTGGTGCTAGGAACGATTATAGTGTCATTATGGTGCTCGGTGTTACTGCTGACAACGATTACTACGTTATTGAATACTCTAGGGATAAAGTTTTACCGATGGATTGTGCCGACAAAATTTTTGAAATAGCTAAAAGATATTCTCCAATAAGAAGAATTAATATTGAAACCATAGCTTACCAGGAAATGCTTAGAGATTATGTTATGAAAAGAAGTAAGAAAGAAGGAATGTTTTTACCTGGGATAGAGCAAGGAATTAAAGGATACGGTAATCAAAAGAAGAAAGACAGATTATGGGAAGGATTGCAACCAATGTTTAAAGCAGGTGCAGTTCATTTGAAAAAGAATCAACATGAATTAATTGGAGAATTATTAGATTTTCCTAAAGGTTCACATGATGATACCGTAGATGCTTTCTGGCTTGCAACTCAGTATGCTAGAGGTAATCCAAAAGCTGCTAATAAAAAGAAAGTTAAGAAAGATGGTAAATGGTTTAAACCAAGAAAGAAATATGATTGGTTTTCAGGTGCAAGAATTAAAGACTCATTTGGCGGATTAATATGATACCAGAAGATAATAGAGCTAAAAGAATAAGAGAATTATTTAGAGAATGGGCAGATGCTCGTAAAGATTGGGAGACTGCTGCAAGAGAAGATATTGATTTTTATTTAGGAAATCATTTCTCTGCATCAGAACTAGATACTCTTTCAGAAAGAAATCAGACATCAGTTGCTATTGATAGATTGTATTCAGCTATTGAGCAGTTTAAGGCAATTATAACATCTAAACCTCCTAAGTTTTCTGCGGTAGGAAGAGAAGATTCAGACAATAGATTGGCAAATGTTTGGAAAGTTATTCTTGAATATGTATGGGATTTATCAAATGGAGATGAAGAATTTAAACAAGCTGTTCATGATTATGCTGTTACAGGTCTTGGTTACTTATATGCATATTTAGATAAAGAAGCTGATTATGGCAGAGGAGAAATTAAATTTCAAAGTATTAATCCTTTTAGGGTTGCAGTAGACCCTAATGCTAGACATCGTTATTTTGATGATGCTAGTGGAATTGCAGTATCTACAGTATTTAGTAAATTCCAATTAATAGATTTATATCCTCAATTAAAGGAAATCCCTGAAGATTCTGAAAAACCTCTTATAGAATTAATTGAAACTATGGATGCTGATGAAGATTATCCTTCAGCTACAAATAGTCAAACAATGCAGTCATTTACTCCTGACGTTGTAAAAGATTATGATAGAAACTCTCAAGAAAAATATAGACTCATAGAGTTTTATTCAAAAGTTAAAGTGCCTTATTATAGAGTTATTAATTTACAAACTCAACAAGAGCAGATTTTAGATTCAGATAAATTTCAGCAATTCATGGCAAATCCTCAAATTCAACCAATGGTTCAGCAAGGAATGATTGACTATGCTGAGGTAATGCAAACAAGAATAAAGTTAACATGCACATTAGGCCAAATTGTTTTATATGAAAGAGTGTTGGAGACAGATTTATATCCGATTGTACCTCTTCCAAATATATGGACAAATACACCTTATCCAATGAGTGATGTTAGAAAGAATAAAGATTTTCAAAGATATCTTAATAAATGTATGTCACTGATAACAACTCACGCACAAGCATCTGCTGGTTTAAAGCTTCTTGTTCCACAGGGAAGTGTTCAAGATATTGAAGAGCTAGAAAGAGATTGGGCAAATCCTAATGCTACAATTGAATATGATTCATCTTTTGGAGAACCTCATTTCCCTTCTCCTCAACCTATGTCTAATTCTCTTATGACATTACCTACAATGATTGAAAAATATATAGATTTGAATATGGGTATATTTGAGATGCAGCAAGGAAATTCAGAGGTTGCTCCTAGGACATCTTCAGCTACAATGATGCTTGAAGATTTTGGACAAAGACGTTCTAAATCTAAATTAAGAGATATAGAGGGTGGTCTTAAAAGATTGGGTCAAGTGGTTTATTATTTAGCAAAAGACCATTATGATTTTCAAAAAACATTTAGAATTTGTCAGCCAAATAATGATATGACTGAATTTACTATTAATAAAAAAGTATATGATGATAAAACAAAAGAATTATCTACAATAGAGAATGATTTAGCGGTTGATAAATTTGATATCAAAGTTATTGGAAACTCTACAATGCCTACGAATAAGTGGGGCGAATGGAATATTTATATGGAAGCTTTCCAAGCTGGTCTTATTGATAAAACAGAAGCTCTCAAGAAAACAGAAATATTTGATAAAGAGGGTGTATTAATGCGAATGGACGAGGTTGGAAAATTACAAGGAATGTTGCAACAAGCACAGCAACAGATAGAAGAACTCAGTGGAGACTTACAAACAGCCCATAGAGAGGCTATTTCAGCTAGAAAGCGAACAGAAGTCGAGAAGTTTAAAACTAAACTCAAAGACACTGAGTTAAGTGCTAAGTACGATAACAAACTATCCTCAAGCAGGATAAAAGATGCGGTTAAACTCGAATCAGAGAAATTGAAGATTGAAACTAAAAAATCTCAGTTAAGCTCAAAAAAATAGAGAAATTGCAAAGGAGAACAGATGAATAATAATGGGAATCAAAATAATGGTCAACCCAACGGACAAGGGAATGCCGAAGATTCGGCCAAATACTTTCAATCAGAAAGAGATAAACTTTATGCTGAAAATCAACAGCTAAAGAAATATGAGAAGTTAGGTAAGTTTATGGAATCACGTCCTGACGCAGCACGAGCTGTTGTCAATACAATTAAAGGGAAACGTGGTAAACCTAGAAGACCAATGCCTAAAAGAGGAGCACCAAGAAGAATAGCAAAGCCTAAGAACTTTGACCCTTGGGAAGCTTATAACGACCCTTCGTCAGCATCGTACAGGTACCGCCAACAAGAGATGCAAGACCAAGTAGTAAGAACAAGTTCTGCTGTAATTAAAAATACAGTAGGTAAACAGATGGCTAATATGCAGAAAGGACAAGCAATGACTAAATTAACTGATGAACTTAAAGGTCGAGGTATGACTGATGAGCAAATCGCTTCTTTTGTTCAATTTGCTTCTAAGAATCCTGCTGAATATGGGCTTGATGGAGTTCTTAATATGTGGCAATCCGTTGGTGGTCAACAAGCAGCTCAAGGACCAAAACCATTAGATAATGTACGTAACACTCAAAGTACACCTGCAACAGGTGGAATATTGCAAGGACAAAGTTTCCAGGCAAAAAGTAGTGACGATGCATTATGGGAAGGTATAAAAGCTGCTGGTGGAGTTGGAAACAAACTCCCATAAGTGGTGATATAATATAACAAAGCCTTTAATGGCGACATATTCAAAATGAAGGCCCTTTTGGGCAGTTGAAAGAATATGTAATTAAGGAGACAGTATAATGGCAACAACTGCTAATACAATACTGACTGGTGGCATATCGTCTGACGAAGCCGCTACTACGATTGCTAATGCTCATAGTACCGACCATGGCGTTGCTGGTGACCAGCGGCGTTTATACGACTTGAGTGATAGAGTCGCAGAACTATCTCCAGATGAATCACCATTTTTTGTATATCTAAATAAGGTATCTAAAGTACCTACAACAGACCCTGTATTCAGATTTTTGGAGAATCGCTCTAAAATTGACTGGACTAACAGAAGTTTCTACGCCGATAGTGCCTTAGGTTCTTTAGGAGCAGGAACAACTGGAGTTGTTGATTTTGATGATGGAGCTGGTGCTTCAGTTGATTATCTGATTAAAGGAATGGTTGTAGCTGTTGATGTTGTTGATGGTAAATCGCATGCTATTGTAAGATTAAATACTGTAACTGTTGGTGCAACAGAAACAGTGTGTGATGTTACAGTGTTAAGCTTGAGTAACTCAAGTGAATCAGGTTATGATGCGATTGCTGATGGCGACAAAGCTCAGATAATAGGTACTGCATTTGAAGAAGGTTCAGGTTCTCCTGACGTATGGGCTAAAACCCTAGATGATGATTTTGGTTATACCCAAATCTTCAAAACTGCGGCAGAGATGACGAATACTGCAATTGCTACTAATTATCGTGGATATGCAAATGAATGGCAACGAATCTGGAATTTAAAACTAAGAGAACACAAAGTAGACATTGAAAGAGCAATGTTATTTGGACAAAAAGGAAGACAAGGAAGTGTTCAGTCATCTGCTGGATTAGTAGGTGATATACTTGTACGTAGACAAGCTGAAGCAATTGGTTCCCTCACATATAGTGCAGGGGCTCCATATTTTGGTGCAGCAGCGTCTACTGCAGTAACATACGATACGATTCTTTCTGACTTTGAAGTATTCTTCGACCCTGCAAGGGGTGGAGGTTCAAGTAAACTTGCTTTAGCAGGTCTACCTGTGATTTCATTTTTCAACAAGGTTGGAGCTGATGGATTCGTGAACCAATCATTCTTATCAGGAACTTCTACTAGTGCAAATACAGGAGCATCTCTTCATAGAATGAATTGGGAAGAACGACAAGGCTCATTTGGTCATAAAGTTATGATGCTAAATACCATACATGGTGATTTAAATATAATTAGAGAACCATTGTTTAGAGGTATGTCAGCAGGAATGATGCTTATGGCTGATATGGGTCAACTAGCTTATAGACCTCTTGTTGGAAACGGATTAAATCGTGACACTCATATAATAACCAACGTACAACAAGCAGACGAGGATTTAAGAAAAGATATGATTCTTACAGAATCAGGTCTTGAAATTACAATCCCTGAAACACATTGCTTGTATTCGTTTACGGACTTAAACTAAGGAGGTTATGAATAATGAGAAGTGACTATTTGAATTTCAATAGCAGCAAAGGCGGAAGCTTTAAAGCTAAAGTGTTGAATGTAAAAGAGGCTAAGACATTAACAGAGGAAGATTCTGGAGCAATTGTTTTTTGTGCTGCAGGAGCTGACAATGTTGTTATAACTTTGCCTACTATCAATAAACCTGACTCTGTAGGAATGGAATTTACTTTTGTAAACATTAATGCAGATGGAGGTTCTACTTGTAGAGTTACCCCTGATTCAGCTGGTAAGATTATTGGTAGAGCTATCCAGCATGAGGGTGGTAATGCAGATGCTACAACAGCAGATGGATTAACTACTGCTCTTGATGGTGCTGATGGTAAATACGTTCAACTTACAAAAGCAACAGGACATCAGGGCGATTGGATAAAAATCGTATGCCAGGGTGCTGATTGGTTTGTAGTTGGTGGAAGCGGAACCTATGCTCATGAAGCTTAATCTGAAGCAATAAGGATTAATAGTTTTGTAGAACTATGGGGCAGGTCGTATAAAGGACCTGCTCCGAATCTACTAAGAATTTTATACAATAATTAAACTGGAGAAAAAAATGGCAGTAAAATCAAAAGGATTTGTTTTAGACCCTACACCTGGAGCTGATGATTCATCAGGAAGTGTTGCAGATACAGTTCAAAATTATATAGATGCTCTTGATACATCACCTAATATAATAGATACTTCTATGACAACATTAGGGCATAGAATATTTGTTTTAGTCACTATAGAAACGGATTAATAATGCGTAAAAGAAAAATAAGAAGAAGGCGTAAACCTATTCGTAGACAAACAGGTGGAGGTATTCCAGGGAATACAGATATAGTACCTGCAATGCTTACTCCAGGTGAATTTGTAATTAGAAAAGATGCTGTTAAAGCAATTGAAGAAAAGTTTGGTAAGGGCTTCTTAGAAGAGCTTAACCATTTTGATGCAAGAAAACGAAGAAAAGGAGGCTAAAATGCCTAAAGTAACAACACCTTCTGGAAATACTCTTGAATTTGATTATTCAAAAAAGGGTATTGAGGAAGCTAAAGAACTCGCCTCAGCAACTGGTGGTGACCTAGATGTTCAAGGTTATAATGCTGGTGGAAGAGTTAAAGTAAAGAAAGGTTATCAAATGGGAGGCCCTGTATCACCAATGGGAGGTCAACCTAGACGACCAATGGGTCCAGGAATGGGTGCCCCAGGTGGAATGCCTGGAATGCCTGGAATGGGTGGCCCAGGAGGAATGCCTCCAAAACCAATGAGCCCTCAAGGAAGAGGTAATTTAATGGCTGGAATAATGGGTAAGGGTGGTCCTAGACCAGGTGGCCCAGGAGGAATGCCAGGAGCACCAGGTGGAGCACCAAGACCAATGGGACCAGGCGGAAGACCAATGGGGCCAGGTGGAGCACCAGGTGGAGTACCAGGCGGTGGAAGACCAATGCCAGGCGGAGCACCAAGACCAGGCGGTGGAAGACCTCCAATGCCAGGAAAACCTATGCCAGGTGGAAGAGGTGGAAGAGGTAGACGAGGTAGACGACCAGGTGGAAGACCAGGAATGGGAAGACCAGGAATGGGAAGAGGTCCAGGCAGAGGTAGACGTTAAATTGGCAATTTTTGTATATGATGATAAACTGAAAAAAGTTGTACCTATAAGTAAGGCTCCTGTTAATATTGATGACACGAGAAATTATGTTAACATGAGAACAACTTGGAGCGGTACAACTAAAGTTGAGTTTAGCACAACTAATTTAGATGAGTCAGTTAAAAAAATGAATGGAGGATAATGAATAAGATTATAGATAAAAAAATATCTTTAGGAACATTAATTACAATAGGAACTCTTATTGGTACTTTTGTTTATACTCAAGGGTCTTTTTCTGCTAAAGTTGAATCCTTTGAAAAGGAAGTTACTATTCATTCAGTTAAGACGAATAAAAATACTGATAAGATACAGAAATTAGAAGTTAGTGTCGCTAAGATAGAGTCTAAATTAGATAATAGGTTTGATAAGTTAGAAGACCTTTTAATGGAGTTAGAATAATGGCTGTTGCTTTTGCATATAGAATACATGCATTAACAGGATTTGATGCAGATGCTGGGACTGCCAGTGAGACTGGTCAATATTATCGTGATATGACTGCTCAATGGATGACTGAATCTGTAAAAGAGATTATAAATATTTTACCTCCTCATTTACTTGAAAAATGTGCTATAGTTGAAAGCGACCAGAATATGAATGACGGTGATGGTCATAATGTTGAAAATAAAATATTAAATGTATTTAGGGCAGATAGTCCAGTTAGTATAGCAGCAGCTTTGGATGGTCAAGTTTATGAATGTAGACGAATACCTTTTACAGCTGCTTTTAAAGCTGTTGACCCTGAATCAATTGAGTTTGCAACACCAACAGACCCTGTTTATTATCTTGAGCCTCAAAGTGCAGATAATCCTGCAAAGATTCATGTTAGGCCAAAAAATACTTCTCTAACTTTATCTAAAGTTTATTTAGTTGATTATCCTGTATTTACAGCAGGCGATTCTGGAACATATGATGTTGTTAATTCTACAACAATAGCTAATTTTCCAAATGAAGCTGAGTATTTAGTGGTATTAAGAGCAGCTATATTTGCAGCTCAATATCAGCTGGCAATTGAAGAGGATGATGATTTATTTGAACCTATTATTGAAATATTGTCAAAGAAGTATGAGCAAGGGGTTACAGCATTATTAACTAAAAAACTTGAACCTACTGTTAAATCTAAAAAAGGAATGGATTTAGGAAAAGCATTAGCTGGATTAGGTGGCTTAACTGGAGGAAAGAAGTAATATGAAAGTTAAAGATATGTTAGGACAAATTGAAAAGCTATTTGGAAGAGTCCCTGAAAGATACATGTTAGCATTAGTTAATGATGGATTAGAAGAAATTGGGATAACTAAACAACATAAACGTGATGAAGTTAAAACTGATTTAATTCAAAATCAAAGATGGTATCCTCTTGATGATAATATAATTGATATTATAAGAGTTGAAATTAAAGATACAAATGATAGATATTCTATGATTCCAAAACTAACTGACCCTCACCAATTAATTAAAGAGGATGAATATTAATGGCAACAAATAAAAGAAGTTATCCAAATGATTATTTTTCATGGTATAATGATGATGATAAAATAGCAATTGTTTGTCGTGTATCTACTAATGATGATACAACAGATAATGCAACATCAACAGATTCATTTGATACTTATTCTGGTTCGGATGTAGGTGCAGGATTAAGAATTCATTATCATAGTAGATATGAAGAAGCAAAGAATATTGAAGATGATTTAAAGAAGGATTTAGGGCTTGATGTAGGGTTGCATAAAATGTTAATCTGTTATATTAAATATAGATTATTTGAAGATATGGGAGATATGCAGAAAGCTCAGTATTTTAAAGGGATGTTTGATAAGGATGTTAAACAATTCCCATCACGAAAATCAGGTGTGCGTTTTTTAAGCGTACCAAGAATGTAGGAGAATAAATGGCAACAAC